TTTTTATCAAAGATCAGCGACGATATTTGCTATCAGATGATCTTCGAAGTTTGGGAATGGTAGAGATGCATTACCGAATCGTTCAACGGTTCCTGCATGCTGCCAAGGGAGTAAAGGTAGGTCGAAAGGAACGGTAGGTACAATATCTTCGCCGTGATACATGATGTGTACCTCAACACCGTATTTGATGAATATATCGGACAATTTTGAATCTAGGCTAGTGCGAGGTGGTTCCCACGCATATACGATTTTCGGCGCTTTGCCGATTAGGCAAAGTCTAGCAGCAAGATAGAGTGCGCCGGCAGCGCCTTCTGAATGTCCAACAAGACCATAAACATCCAACTTGGCTACATCGTCCAAAATCGGGTAAAAAGCTTCCCATATGCCGCGATGAACAATCCCAAATGCACCGGTATCGTATGGAATCGCATCGAGATCCGCTAGAACACATTCAGCATTATTTGTCCCAGGCATCGACAATATTAGACCCTGCTCAGACTGAACAAAAACAACACGCCCAGCTGAGTCCTCCTGACCCAAACTTGGCGCAGTTGTATAGGCTTCCTGTGCGAGCAAAGCCCATTGTTTTCTTGTCAGAGTCATGGACTTGTTGTCGATGTCGATTTAGCCGACTTAGCTAATGCAATGATCCCAGGTAAAACTGCCTGAGCCACATCGATATCTGCAATAATAACTTTGACTTCTGGCGTAGTTGGAACTGCATTCGCGATATCTAGCATCAGAGGGAATCCGGTAGTAAGCAAAGTTTGCAGACTCGTTGCATCAACAGAATCTGGATTTGCGCAAACCACATCAACAATTGGCTTTGCTGCAGCGATGTCTTGCGTCACCTTGGCTGGCACAACCGGAATCGCAGCAACGACAGCATTGAACGGTCCGACGTCTGCACAGAATACGGAAACCGCGCCGCTAGTGCTGGCACAGCCCGTCAAAAGTATTGAAATGGATATGGCAAATAATAGGAACAAATTTTTCATGATTGAATCTCCTGGTTGGGTATTTCTGGTTGGGCTGCTGGTGCTATTGCTTGTGGTGGTTGGGCTGGTTTTACTGCTGGTTGAAACTTTGGCGCGGATTCCACCGATTGGACAAGTTTTTGCACCGCTTGAGTAGTTGGCAAAATGATCGGATCTGAATTTGATGTGATCTGAGACTTGTCGCCAAATTTGGAACTATATATATTTACCGCCAAATGGCCGAATGCCACTAGTAAAGCGGCAATTGCGTAAGAAACTTCGGGAGGAAGTGGTTTTGAACAGCCGTCAGCCATCCAATTAATTACGGGAACCAATGACACGGCTGATAATCCTACAGCGCCGGTGTTAATACTTGATTGAGAATTCATTATTTTTCCTTAAGGTGAATCCGTACCGTTAAATTCGTTGGATTCCATGGTACGGCGATTTAAAAGGCCTGCCACGACTTTACCGTCGCATAAATCCCATCGTTGAAACTGTAGACTCGCATTTACAAAATCACCTTGGTTCAACAGAATCAACAAAGTGGATTGCTCGAACGCATGCGCGCCAATATTGAAAACAAAGTCTACAAGCGCGTCAAACTCGTTTTGGGTAAGTTGCACATTGACCAGATTATTAACGGCATTAGAAGCCCATTGCGTGTCTTGTTCGATCCATTGCAATGCGAGTTCTGGAGTGCAAATAGTGCTTGGACCAACACCATCAATATGGCCGTAACCGCAGCTCCAGACGCCGCCCGAATCTTGATAGGAAGTTAAACTAAATCCCTCCGCACGCTCAGTGAGTTGAAGTCCGGCGCCAGAATAAATCATTGGTGGGTTAATCATTTCCAACCTTTCGCAATGCCATAAGCGGCAAGCCAAATCAAACCAAGAATGAAGCCGCGCCACACTAGACTCAAAACGCCATTACCGACGTTGTTGCGGAGTTTTACGTAAAGCTTTCCCTCTAGTGCATTCACGATCGCCTCGACATCTGCATCGGTTAAATTTCTTTTATCTTCCATAATCAGAGTTCCAAGTAAGCATCAACAGAAATTATAATTGACGGGGTTGAACCGCCGATCAATTGAACTCGCCATATTTGTGGGAGTATGTCAGATACCGAAACATTCGATGCCGCGGTAATCCCAGGATAAATTTTTAAAACGGTCAAACCAGGTGAGCTAATAGCGGTACCGACTAAAATATCGTACCAAATTCCTGATGTTGGGTCATAGCCCTGTATATGGGGTGTGTATGTTCCAGAATTTACCGTGACCACGTTAATAATGAAATGGCCTCCTCGATAATTAAAATTTTGCTGATTTGTTGAATTTACCGTCGTCGCAGTGTATGTAGCAAGCGGCAATGGAGAATAGGATGTATTTGCGACTTGTCCGTGCGATAGAGAGCAAAATAAGCACAGTAATAAAAATAAATTTTTCATGATCAATCCATAAGTAAATTAATTGGTATTGGCGCAGCAAACAAGACTTCTTTATCGCCGAGCAGGTAGCCAATAGCAAAGCCGTTTTTGTAGATGTGGTTCATTATAATTTCCTTGAAAGTTCGAACCAATTGGTACCGTTATGCACGAATTTCATTGTAGCGCCCACATCTGTAGTAAATGAAGCACTAGATGCTAGATTTAATGAATCCGATCCTGTTCCTTCGCTAACAGTAAGTATTCCGCTAAATACGATAGTTACCTCTCTGCCTGCCCACCCATAAGGCATTGAACTAAAACCAGTCGTACCAGAAACCTGAAAAAAATGGGTGTTAATCGGTATCACAAGAGGGGAGGCAGATGGAACTACCGTTAAGCCAAGATTTCCTTGTTGAACAGGAGATGCTCCAGTAAATGCACCGAAATCATTATTTGGTGAAACTCTGACCTTCGAACATCCAGATATTCCGGAGATCGGCCCGACAGATATATTAGAAAATCTACAGCCAATTACTTGCACAGCAGAGGCTGTATCATTTACGTATATGCCGTAAGGAACGGCATCAAATACGCAGGCTGTGAATGTGGCATCACTTGATTGTACATTGACGCCCTGGACCGCACAGGTTGTAAAGTGACACCCAATAAATTCTGTCTCTGCATAAGTTCCGTCCGTATCGCCAAGATAAACAGCTGTATCTTGGGAACTGACATTGCCACCAATGAATTTATTACGTAATCCTCCGCCATCTGCCGCGTAGCCGATACTTCCGGAAAAAGTTTGAGTTCCATCACATGAGCAGTTGGTGAAAGTCATATCATTGACGCCATTAGCCCAAAAACCCTTTGCGTACCCATATGAAAAACAGTCGGTAACTTTACCCCAGTCACAAACCGTGCTAAATATAAAGGCGCTCCCACTTCTTAGTGCGCTTGCAGGTGTTCCTGTCGGTATGGTAGAAAATGGCCAGCAGTGCACTTTATTGATGTAGGGGATATCTGTGCAGTTGTCTATCCAAATTCCTGCCAGATTATCCATATTGCAGTTATAAATTCTTGGTCTCTGAAAACCACTTGAATAAAACGCCTGCGCAAAACCTAAAATCATGCATCCAATAACAAAGCAATCATCCCCACCGCCTGTAATCGCTGTTCCTGCAAATGACGATGAACTTGATGCAGGAAAAGTCATCCCATATCGATAAATCAGAAGTCCTGAAAGACCAGAATTTGGCCCTAATGTAATTGTCGCTGCTGATGACAGGAGAATAGATCCCCCCATGCTTGCATACGGAACAGAGGAATTTGATCCGGGGGTTCCAACAATTAAATGCGGTCCCTGAATATGTATATTAGGCGGTAGTGTTAAATTACTCGCTATATAAACTTTATCGGCGTTACCGATATTTATTACGCCGCCAGATGCTCCTAATGCCGTGTAAGCAGCAACTATGGCTGAAGTTGAATCTGTTGCTCCGGTAGGATCGTAGCTGGTGAAATCTGCAGCATTTAAAATTTGCTGATTTTTGGCCTTCTGTGTGATTGTTGCTGCTCCTGTACTGCCTTGGTTATAACCAATATTGGACGAACCAGAAGATGATGATAATGTTGATTGAAATGATGAAGCACTCATTCCAGAAACATCATCTTCTGTCCAAAATGGATTCGTAGGAGGGTCAGTATCATTGGATGGAGATAGAACATATTTATACAAAAGAGTTGGCGTCAAAAATATGTCGCATTGTCCATTGCTATCTAGAATGATTGGATTTGTGTTTGGTGTCGCACCAGTTGAATCTGTGTAGGATGCCAATTTAGTTGTTGTGCCAGCCGCATAGGTAAATAACTTCCCTCCAGAAAGAGGAATGCCATTCTGATTGAATTGCGTCTTGGGAACTGGGCCGTTAGCGACAGTCATAATTGATCCATTAAGGAGTAGTTCGCCATCCCGGCGATCTGTTTGTTAATTTTAACCGCTTTTGCTGCCAAATTCTATTTCTTTGCAATACCCTAATTTGTGTAGCTTGTCTAGCGGCTTACCGAGCGACATGCCAATATCATTCCTAACAATGCCGTCAGCAATTGAAATTGTATCAACTACTTCCATAACGTTAGCGTGTGCATCACAGACTGTTTTACCATGTCCCGTAGCAATCAATATGTAAGGCCCTGTAGTTTTAGGTAAACTCTCTTGAACGGTTTTTTTACCATCCCAGACGTACCCTTTATCCATCATTACCTGCATAAAATGAATATGCTCTGAAACATCCTCGACACCGTAAATTGGCTTACCTTCGACCTCTTTTGGCGTTCCATCGCCGTAAGGATAGGGACGTTGCGCCATTACAACCCCTATCGCGCAATCATAAGAAACCTTTAATTCGTCCCTACCTTCCAGAGCCGCTTTCATCCATTGGCATTCTTCGGTTTTGTGCAGTGATCGACGTATAGAGTCGTCCGGCCAACCTGATCTTGCAGTCCATTCGAAAGGCAAATATTCGCCTTTTTCATTGATTGCGCCATTGATCGCCACGTCCCCTGTATGGCCGATGGCGCGTAAATGAGATTCGAATGATTTCAATATATCAGCTAGTTTTGACTCTTTAACCAATTGAATAACCGTGCCTTGCTCACCGCACGCAGGCCCGTAGTTTCCAGGCATGAGTTTTTTATGTTCAAAACTAATTTCCCATTTATCTTCAAGGAAACCATGCGAACCCATGAATCCAGCGATGCCAACCTCGCAAATCATGTCATCTATTTTTTCTTGCAACATGACTTTAACGTTATTTTCACTACCACTTTTTATTTTGTTTTCCAGCCACTCAACCAGTTGACCAGGATCTTTGGCAACGAAGGTCAGAGCTTTGTCTGAGCAGTCACCGGCAGGCTTGTGCACAAAACATTTGTCGGTCTTCTTGGCGAACTCTAAAGCATCTTTAAGGCTGTTAAACATCTGGTATGGTGGAATTATCATACCATGCTGTTTCATGACCTCCTGGCCGTGTGCGCGGTCTATTTCTAGCCTTGCTGATGCTTTGGTCGGACCGAACACCGGATAACCATGCTTGCGCCACAAATCCAACTCGTCCATGTATTTGCAATTGGCGGTCGTAATGATCAGACCTTCTTTAGCCCACTTCATCGAACCTTTTAAATCACTAGTGATCATCAGCCCTTTGAATCCGTCACCGTCTTTTACATTCTTTCCATGTGGTCTGAATAGACGAACAGAGTGGCCTTCTGCCATGGCGCGCAGCGCAATGTCTAGTCCGCATCTATCCTGATCGAGTACGAATAAATTCACCGTATTACTCCATATCCAGTAAGTCCCAATTCGTGCGCCATCAGGTGCTCGATAATCATTGCAACGCGATGCTCTTTTCCGTACGGACATTCTTTCATATCGCCCGGTTCAATATCATATTCTTCACAGTACTCTGATTTACTAAAATCAAAATCGTCCACCATTTTTTGAGTAATTCCACGTTTTTTGCAGAGATATACCTCGATCAACTCGTGCAGTCCAATAAGGAATAAGTGATCTTCTGTAGGTAACTCAGATAGGTCGTTGGACACAGTGATTTTGATGTTTCCAGATTCATCAATCTGATAATCACCCCAAGTTTTGTATCTCTGTTCCGAATTTGGTATTCCAACTATCTGAATGTTCATGTAGTCTCCGATTTATGGAACTAGAAAATATATTACGCGTTGTTGCAATGGTGATTGGATCAATGATTTACTCATTTGCTCTGAGACGACATCATCAACTGAGACAAAGGCACTGCGCCGGCAGTCAAAGCCGGATTACTGTTTTTTATAAGTTGGGCAAGTGCTGCGGCTCCTTGTGGTCGAGACATAAGCGCCGCCTTCGCCACTTGCTGTCCAATTGAACTGTACGCAGCTTCGGCAGGAATCCCCATCAACAAACCCATCGCAGCTTTTCCAGGGCTTTGCAACCAAGTTCTTCCAGCTGTTCCTGAGTCCGGTATTTTTTGGGACAACACCGATTTTCCAGCTGATCCTAACTCTTGGCCCAACGCTGTGCCTTCTGAAAATGCACGCTTGTCTTTGGTTTTGTCTAAAGCCTTAACCGCGTTTTGATACTGAGCAGGAGTAAAGAATCCGTCCTGTGTGGCAACACTGCTGGACGCTCTCTGAGCACGTTTGAATGCAGCGTATCCTTGATTTATTTTAGATAGATCGCCAGCGTATTCAGGATTGGCAGCATCGATCATTTTTCTTGTTGAACTGCCCAATTCTTTGAATGCTCCGGCCAATATTCTTTCACTTGGTTTTTGACTGATTTGATACGTCTCTGCCTTCGCGCGCAATACCTCTTGTATGTTTTTTAGAGTTGCACCGGACGCCAATCCTGAACTAGTGAATTTACCTTTTATTTCATCATCAATTGTTTTTTGCAGAATCCTTTTTTCTTGTGCCGAAAGTTCTGGACTTGCTTTAGCTAATTTTTGAATATTATTGACCTGGTCTTTGAATGTGACCCCAGCCGCCATTTTGGTATTTAAATCGCCTTTCAGTTTAGGCAAAAGATCATCGTATTTTTGTCCCAATGTTTCGCGCGCGTAAGCAACTGCTTCTTTTCCTTCTATTCCTTTTGGTAAAGTTTCGCCAATTGGCTTGAGAGCATCATTGACAGCCGCAGTATTGAACGATTTAACGCCACGTCCTTGCGCTGATTTTATTGCATCACCGACACCACCAATGCTGGTCAATCCTTCTTCGACTCGTCCAGCCCAACCGCCAAGTATTTGACCAGGCGTCATCGTCACGCCTTTTTTGGCAAGGGTTTGCACCGCCTCGGAAGTTAAGGGTTTAATGACTCGTGCCGCGGCACCGGTTACAGCAGGCAATAATCCTCCGGTCGCAGCACCAGCGGCGATCTGCTTTGCTTTCTCTTTGGTGTAATCGCCTTCACCAGTAACAGGAGCCAAGGCTGATGTTGCCACACCTTGCGCAATACCTGTGCCAACTCTACCAGCGAGACTTGCAGCTGCGGGGGCGCGCGACGCAATCGCCAAGTTAGCAGGACTGATCACGTTACCGGCCAGACGGTACCAGTCCGTTCCTTGCCGACCTGCGGCTTGCTTGTCGGATTCAACCTTGGCTTCATCTTGTTTGATCTGAGTGTCGAATGCTGCAGCACCTTTGACTGGATTGCCTTTTGCATCCGTGGTTGGAATGGCAGAAGTCAAGCCGTATTTTGCAAGCCAGTTGTTTAGCTCGTTGCCGGCTTCAACTGCTTTATCTGGCAATAGATGTGCGAGTAACTGAGCGCCTCCGGTGATTGGGTCTTTAATTCCATGCCCAAGAGATTCGGCTCTGCTCGCAGCCACATCAAGACCGCTCGGCGTGGGTTTATTCTGTACTTTGGCTAAATACGCATCAGGATCAAAACCAGTCGATGCCTGTTTTGATTCTGCTTTAGCCAGATATGCATCAGGATCGAATTGATCAGCCACCGTTTAACTCCATGATTTTTTTCGCACGCGGATCATCTGGATGTGCCTTAGCCCAATCCATGGCTTGATTATGTTCTTCTTTGGAGGGTGCGTTTTTATTGGATAATTTACCGAGTGCGTCACGAGTCGTTTTGGTTAAATATTTGTCTTCAAAATCTGTGCGACCAGTTGTTTCGTAACGTTTTCTCAATCCCTCGACCTGACCCTGCATCAACGGCAAATAGACGTTATCGATTTGTGAACCAACTTGTTTGTTTGAAATGGCAGAATTCCATTGAGTTTTTGCATCTTCGCGCTCGGCCATACTGCCGCCGCCAGGAATTATTGCTTTCACTATCTCATCGCCGATAATCGGTGCAGCGGCTTGGATATCGTTTGGAAGAGTTTTCCCGGTTGCCTTCTCGAAATCGTTCTTGTACTTGTTGTAAAGTTGAATATCTCCATTGTCCAGAGCCTTAGCAAGCGCTCTATACGTACCTAAATGCTCTACCACGGCATTAATTGATTGAAGTGATTGCGCTGGCTTACCTTTGGTGAAATCGGTCAAAGTGGCTTGATTTGTGCGGTTATCTTGGCGTCCCGATACGATATTTCCAGAACCTGCGCCACCAGCTTCTTTTTTACCAATATTGTTCAGTTCTTCATAGTCGATCTGTCCGCGCTTACTCCTAGGTGGTTGCAGTCCAGCCATTGTCATTTCGTCGTATGCGGCCTGTCCTTCTGGTGTTAATTTTGAATGATCAATACCCTCCGCCGCAGCTGATTCCCTAGATTCACGATGCTGTGCAATGCCTAAGTTTGCCTGTTCTATTTTTAGACGATCTGCTTCTGATTTTGCGGTTTGTGCTTCTTTAATCTTGTTTTCTTGCTGTTGTGCTTGTTGTTCTGCGCTGAATAAGTTGCGGCCGGCCAGTTCGCCATTGGTGGGTGGTGGCTGTAAATCGTTCGGCAATAGACCAACCTTTTGCTTTTCTTTCAGGTTCTCTCTCAATTTTTGCTGAAATAGATTTTCTGCCTGGTCTTTTGGAATTCCGTTAGCGATCGCTTGTGCGTAGGTATCATGCGCGTCCTTAAGAACTTCCATTTTTTGTGATTGCTGTTCTTTTGCGGTGTCTACCAGAGATTTTTGCTTCTCTAATTCGGCTTGGCTTTGCTTGTAACTTGCTGTGGTGTGATTCTCTACCAATTTTTGATACATAGCTGGATTTGAGAAGTCAGTTGGCTTTACTTTTTCAGGGTCAAGCAATCCTGTCTTAGGATCGATGTTTTGTTGGTTTGACCAAGCCTTTGACAACTCAGCCTGATCTCGCATGGTCATCTGAGTTTGTTTGATTTGCTGTGCTCTTATTTGATTTTGCTGCATCAAGTCTTGAATCGTCAATGCGCCCTGCTGCGCCTGAAAAGGCGTCATCAGGTTAGGTTGCTGTGCTTGAAGCGCGATACTGTTATCGACTGGCATTATTGCACCCCACCGCCATTGGTTGCGCCGTAATATTGGCTTGTACCTGTGTTTGGATTAACCGCTACGCTTGAAGGATCCCATCCCGTGTTACCTTGATTTAAATATTGACTTTGCAAGTAAGCATTGTACGCACTAGACCCAGCTCCGGTAAGCGCATTGGCAACTCCAATCTGTCCCGATGCAGTTGCCTGTCCAGCACCGACGATATTATTTCCGATTTGACTTCCGACCGTCGCACTCTGAGAACCAAGACCCTGACCTGCATTCGCACCGGTTTGAGATAAGTTCGAAAGGTTGGCAAAGTTTTGCTGATTAACCGCATTTCCTTGCTGGAACTGTGACATATAGTTGGCAAGTGATTGTTGATAATCGGTGTTGGCCGCGCCTTGATTGTAGTTGATCAGACCTTGGAGGTTATTGCTGTTCATGCCGCCAGATAGGCTGGCAGCGTTTGTGAGGGCATTATTTCCCTGCTGTAGTTGGAATGCATAACCAGGACTCTGTGTCGCATTCAAATCTGCCGCGGTGAACGGCGTATAGGCCTGCTGAGTCAAATTCCCGCCTGGCTGAGTTCCTGCCATCAACTGAGATAATGCCTGTTGACCACCTTGAATCCAAGGTTGTGCATTGGCCTGAGTCGTGTTGAACATGTTCTGTTGAACTTGACTCGCTTGATTGGATGCATTCGCCTGAGTTTGTGCCGCACTCTTTGAAGCATCTCCTGAAATTAGTGCGCCGCCTACAGCGGCTGCCGCGAAGCCCCATGGCATTTCAATTCTCCTTGCGTATGCATACGATCATCGTAACTCGCTCATATGGCGTGTCATTCGTGACCCAATGCGTAAATTGATTGTCGAACCAGAATACATCTCCCGGTTTAGTTTCCAGTTGTTCTCCGTCAAAACAAAACTTTTGTTCTGGTGCTGAGGTAATTTGGACGCCGTACTTTTCATATCGTCTTGCGTGCCATCCCGGATCGGTATGCGGCTTACATGATGCCCATGCAGGTATGCGGGTAATCAACACGCCACCAAGTTCTACGCCTCGCACAGAGCGCATTAAATCGAAACACATTTCTTTTATGCCCAGCAAGTCAGACGATGGGTACCAAAATGAGTCATGAGGCAATCCATCTTTTGCTTTTTCTGGATCACCGAATCTGCACCAAATGTCATCCAAACCGTGATGCGGACTATCTTGACTTTCGGTTCGCGCTCGATGCTGATTCCACAGTTCAGGATGCTGTTGCAATTTCCAATAAATTGGAGCGACGTTGAGTGACGATAGGATGTGTTCTATTTTCATATGGAATCAACAGGAAATCGTTTGTCTCGCTCCATCAGCATTTCATCAGCTATTTTTGCGCATTCACTAATGGAACGTTCTTCCGCTTTTCCATATCCCTTATCCAATCCTGAACCAGGATGCAAACTGATCGACATGACCCCCGAAAAGTAACAGTCCCATGCTAAGCGGCGAGTCATTTGAAAGTTATCGGTCACGACTGAATCACTCCGCTCATTGCCGCGATCGATACCGCCGAAGATGAAGCGGCAGAAGCCCATAGAGCATCACCAGCGGCCAGTTGAGGAACATTAACTAATTGAGTTTGATATGCGGCTATGCCTATGGCAGGAAAAAATATGTTTGCCTGACCGACAGATCCACCGATTGGTACAGCCCATAATGAGGCTGCCTGAGTCGATGCAGTGTCGTTTGTCAATAAAACCTGACCATTACCCAGTAACGATGTGGTAGGACTTGCTGGAACCGTGTAAATAGCCGCTGCTGTTGTCGTCAACACAGAAGGTTGAAACAATTTAAGAAATTGAATTGCCATGATTTTTTCCTTTGGCTTATGCGCTGTAGGAGTAGTTCGCCATCCCGGCGATCTTTAAAGGATTATACTTTATTTTCAACAATTACACAGAAAACATCAGTAACTCGGGTACCACTTACTCGTAGATGCCACGTACGTAAATATATTTGCTTTATTGACTACCATTGTAGATGCAAGGGCAATATTTCCAGTAGTTAGTGTAGTGAATAGACCTGTGGGAATAATTGTTATTTGACCGCCATTGGTCATTCCAGCTGGAGCAGTTATTGTCGAAATTGAAGTAACTCCAGAAACAAATAATATGGGCGTGGTTGGCGCAATAGTGGTAGCGCTTGCGATTGTTGGAACCGATGCAGCTACGTTGTCTGGAACAGTAAATGTTCTTGTACCTGTGTATATTGAAGTGCCAGTAACTTGTAATTGTTGTCCACCATCTGTATTTGATCCCAGTAATAAATTGCCAGCCAAATAATTTTTGGCTGTTCCGGTCATATACAAATTCCAATTTGTTGTGCCGGCCACAATATTGCCTGAAAACCCGAAGTTATTTGTGGCGCCTGTCATATTTGAAGATGCCGAAAATCCACTTTGCGAAGTCAATGTGGATCCTGCACCTATTGTTCCTTGATTTGCTGCGAAATGATTCACATTTGTAACATTGAATGCAGATGCAGCAGTCGATACTAATGATCTAAAATATGCTCCACCCGTAGTAGCAGTAGATGGAAGAATCGCATCTGCAACTATAATAAAAGGGTTTATATTTGTTGAAATGCTTGATATTTCGACAGAGACTTGATTCGATGAGGCACCCGATAATATTAGTGATGTCCCAGTTGCTGCTCCAATATTTGGCGTAGTCAATGTTGGACTTTCTTGCATTACAAATGTTGAACCAGTACCTGTTTGTGCCGCTACAGCAGTTGCATTACCAGATGAAGTAATTGGACCAGTCAAGTTTGCATTAGTTGTTACTGCTCCAGCTGTTAGACTTGCTGCGGTTCCACTGAAATTTGTTCCTGTTAATGTTGGTGTAAGAGTAAATGCAGGTGTTGCAGATGCAGAACCTTGCAATACGCCAGCCGATCCAGATATAGAAGATGGAATACCAGCGGCGCTATAAATCACTAATCCATAATTTGAAGGATTAAAAAAAGAAGTCGTATTTGGTGCCGTCTGATAAGGAATCGAGCCAGACAATCCACCGGATAAGTTTGTGGAATTTGTTGATGTGTTTAACAAAGGCCTGTTACCTGATATTAAATTCATCAACAATGGATCACTCGAAACTTGATTTTTCCCTATGCTCTGCAACTGAGATTCCAGTGCGGATATCCTATCTTTGAGTTGCTGATTGTTTTGAATCAACGTACTCATTGTTGCAAGCTGCTGAGATACGTTCAGTAAATTGTTTGTATTATCGAATACAGAAGGCGCTGAATTATATATTTGCTGTATTTCATCTATGGTAGTGATTGAATTTTCGATATCCGTTATCGAACCAACTTCCTGTCCACCACCTAAAATCGTGGCGATATTATTCAAAATCAAAAACCATTCTCTGGTTATTTGACTATTAGGAACTCCCTGTAAAAACGGAGTATTCGCGTTTAGGTAATTGACCTTCGTCAACTTGGTCCACCTTCATAGTTCGCCGCTGTGATTTTAATTGCGATTGGGTCAGTTCCAGATATTTCCCAGACTCGTTCCAGTCCAGTGCCTATTTTTGTCGATCCAAGTCTGTTTTGTATCACGCGCCAAGCTGTTTTACCGATAGCGCCAACAGACATTTGAAAGTAACTGGTCCAGGTGTATCCACCGTCATCTGACCAACGCAGCATTATTTGAGGATTTGTACCGGATGGAACGGTGATACCGGTTTCCATAAACAGCTGAAGTGAGTTGTAAGACATAGGTGTATTTTCTGGTGCTCCTGGTGGCAATGCATCCCATGATCTAACCCATTTTCTAGTACTACCGTTATCGGTAAAAACGTTATCGCTCATCATGTACAAATTGCCGCTCATGTAATCTCCGACTACATTTTGGCTTTGAAATAATGCCTGACAGTTTGGTAGTTCTCTGGTAAATGATCCATTGCTGAAGTATGCCCTCTGGTGCCACTTTCCTGTCACTAAATCATAGACGTAAGTTGCCCCGGCAGTTGGGAAAGTCAGCACATAAAAATAATGTCCGTTGCGCTGGAATGAATAGGCGGTTGCATCAGATATCACCGGAAAACTAACGAACAAAGCAGCCAATGCAAATGTAGAAATCGGTTTAGCACCGTAACCCTGATTCATATAGACGACGCCATCGCCCTGATCATCTGACCCGAGCCATACAAGACTATCTCCAAGTCGAGCTACAGAATAAGGAGCACAACATCCAACTGTGATCGATACTCCTTGTAACTGAGCGAAAGCAAAACCGGCTGCACCTTGATTAATCCAAACCTCAACGGTTTTTTGTTTGAATATCCAAACCTCTTCTTTGATATCGTAGAGACTGACTACATTTTGAGGGTTGGCTTGTACATAAGCATCATTGGCAGTAGCGCCAAGATTGCCTCCGATTAACGTTGCGTATGTTGAGAGATCATTGTAATTCGATTGATAAATGATGTTCGAATTGGCCGAATTCACAATTGCAAAACCATCTTGATAAACAACCGTTGAAGGCCCTGTATTTGAAGTTGCTGAGTTTGGAATGACTTGTGTGTAAGTCGATGTGGAAAAATTCCAGCACCATCCTCCCGTACCATCAACAACCAAAATCTGCGTAGGACTTTCCACCATCTGAACCGGACCGGATGAACTACCAACGGTGCCGATCAATATGCTTACATATGATGCACTGACGGAATAAAACTGGTTTCCACTGACGACATACATCAAACCGTTATTCGACACGAATTGACCTCGAATTGGTCCCACTCCAACGGTAGCAAGCAGAACTAGTCCACCTCGATCAAAAAGGCATCCTATTTCTGGACCTTTTGGGCCATCCGTATGCTCAGGATAAAGATTGATGCATAAGTCATTATTGCCGGACCTTGATCTATCCTGATTGAATGACTCCATGATCGGACTAATTGCCATAATTAACCACGCCCTGGACTACCACTAGAATCGGTGTATATGTTGTAGACAGAACTCGCTTTACTGACCACGGCACTGTCGTAAATGCTTGGGCTTTGACGCATATTGGTGCGTTTGATGTCGCCAAGAGAGTCTTTCGCAAGCATCAATAAATCTGGATCCCCCTGAGATATAGGTATTTTTTTGTAGTACCGCCACAGTCGAACAGACAAGTTATTCTGAATCGCTTCGAGATACCCGGGTGGCAAACTGAAAGTTGATTGATTATTGACCAGATCGATCAACGGTAACCTCGAATCAAAATAAACGGTGTATTGCATCGTTGGCTGCGGAAATACGTTAATCAAGCCGAGTGGGTACTGCGGATCGTAAAACAGTGTGGTGGGCAAGTCTGATAGCTCAGTGAGCAAAGAAATCAGGTTCCATTGGTCTTGCTCAACCACATCCATAGGATATCGAATGTTATTGAAATCCATGAGATACGCGGCACCAGGACCGGTATTGATCGTCAAAGGTCTTGTTTTATTAATTGTTCCTCCAACGCCGATGCTGTATTGATTCACGCCTGGCTGTAATACGAATGACTGTTCCACGTTGGCATAACAAGCCAACTTTTGATTTGACCAGTTATCCAGCATGTTATTCAAAACCCACAGCGCGCGCGCAGAGTCAGCCGCACCGATCGTAACGCCAGGAGGATATACCTGGATCTGTTCCAACGATGCCTGCATCATATCGAGCGCTGTGGTCATGTCATTACCTTTTATTTTTTAGCGGATTGCTTGTACGCCTTAGACCGTTTATCGATCTTGGCCGTTTCAATAACAGCATTAGGAATGTCCGTGTCAGAATCACTGGATTCATCGTCGTCGGATTCGTAATCCTGCGCTTCCGATGGCGTATCGAACCAAACACCTTTCAGCGCAGATTCTTCCTTATGATCTTTTACGA